GGCCAACGCCGCCACCACGGGCGACTGGGCCAACGCCGCCACCACGGGCGAAGGGGCCATTGCTGCGGTGTTTGGCGGCAACTCTCGCGCGATGGCCAGCGCAGGCGGCGCGATCGTCCTCGTCTATCGCGCTCCTTGGCCGTCCAAGGATTTCAAGGTCTTCGCATCAAAGGTGGGCGAGAACGGCATCAAGCCCGATGTCTGGTACTCGCTCAATGAAGACGGTATTCCCATCGAAGCGGAGCCGTCATGACCGACGAATTCCCCTGCACGTGGATCGAAGACGCCGGCATGTGGGCTGGCGCCATCTTCCTCACCGCGGTCGCCGCGGCCACTGGCTGGTGCGGCCCGGAGCTGGCCGACCTTCTCAATACCTTCTTCTTCAACACCTGAGCACAACATGAGCAACGAACTCGCCACCACCGGCGGCAACGCCTTCGCGCCCCCGGCTCTCCAGCAATTCGGCATCGAGAGTGCGGCTACCGCCGTCGCTTCGCAAGCCAAGGCCATGGTCGAAGCGCGCTACACGATCGCGCTGCACCGCCCGCGCAACTGGGATCAGGTGCGCCAGGACCTGCTGAAGGAATGCCGCCGGCCGACCTTCGCGAACAACAAGAGCGCCTACTACCGCAAGCCCATCGGCCAAGGCGTCGAAGGTCTTGGCATTCGCTTCGTCGAAGTCGCGCTGCGCTGCATGACGAACGTGCTGATCGAGACGACCATGATCTTCGAGGACGCGCAGAAGGAGGTGCATCGCGTCAGCGTGACTGACCTTGAGTCGAACGTCACCTATCCGCTGGACGTGAAGGTTTCCAAGACGGTCGAGCGCAACAAACCGGCCGATGACGGCAGCTACATCTCGGTTCGCAAGAACAGCTACGGCAAGAACGTCTATACGGTGCCGGCCAACGATGACGACCTGCTCAACAAGCGCGCGGCGCTGATCTCCAAGGCGATTCGGACGCTGGGCCTGCGCATCGTCCCCGGCGACCTGTGCGACGAAGCCGAAGACATCATCAAGGCGGTCCGCATGGATGAAGCCGCGCGCGACCCTGCGGCTGAGCGCAAGCGCATCGTCGACGCATTCGACGGCCTAGGCGTGAAAGCCAGCCAGCTCGCCGATTACCTCGGCCACGACATCGGCGCGTGCTCGCCGACCGAGCTGGTGAACCTGCGCGGTCTCTATGGCGCGATCAAGGACGGCGAGGCCACCTGGGCGACGGTGATGGAGAACAAGGCCGAACAGGGCGGTGGGTCTGAATCTGCCGGCAAACCAGCCGTGAAGATGCCGACCGCGAAGGCGAAGCAGGAGCCGGCCGAGGCCTCAGAAGCGCAAGCAGCTACTGAATCGCAAGAGGCGGCGCCGCAGCAGGCAGAGCATTCGCCGAACGCCGCGCTCGCCACGGACGGCGAGAAGAGGATGATCCTCAAGCGCGCCGAGAACAACGGCATCGCAATGGCGGATCTGCTCACGAGCGCCGGAATGGCTGACTTCCCTGTCGATCTTTCCGGCCTGACGAAGGATGGCTTCGTCGCGCTGAAAGACGCTCTGCCGAAGGCTTCCTGATGCTTGCCTTCGATCCCGTCGAGCATCGCTATACCTGGAACGGCGCTCCCGTTCCGGGTGTGACCTCGGTGCTCGCGCCTCTCACGGACCTCAGCATGGTCGACCCCGATCTGTTGGAGCGCGCCAGCCAGTTCGGAAAAGCGGTTCACTACGCATGCGAACTGGATGACTTCGGGCGCCTGGATGCTGATTCGCTCGATCCGGCACTGCAACCGTACCTCGCTGCTTGGAAAAAGTTCAGCCGCGAGCACGATGCGCAATGGACGTGGATCGAACGGCAGGTCTATCACCAGACCTTGCGCTACGCCGGCACGCTGGATCGCGCCGGCAGCGTGCGCGGCCGCAAGGCCATCGTCGACATCAAGACCAGCACCAGCCTGTACGCCAGCGTCGGCCCGCAGCTGGCTGCCTATGCCCGCGCCTATGACCCGCTGGCCGGCGCGTCGCTGATGCGTGTCGCTGTCCAACTCAAGGAGGACGGCACCTACACCGCCAAGGAGTACACGGACCCGACCGACTGGAACGTGTTCGCCTCCCTCCTCACGCTGCGCACCTGGTGCTCGCGGCACTCCGTCACTCCCCGATTCCACTGAAAGGTAGAGCCATGTCTGAAGTTGCAACCCCAGCCGTGAAGGCGACCATCCCCTACGACGCTAGTCAAGCGCTCGTGTTCGGCACGCAGGCGCAGCGCATGCTCACCGGCGCACAGGAGTATGTGATCGACAGCGATGACCTCCTGACCATGGCCGGCGAGGACCTGCTGAAGATCAAAGCCCTGCAGAAGCAGGTCGAGGACACGCGCAAGACGATCACTGACCCACTGTTCAAGGCGAAGCAGGCAGTCGATGCGCTTTTCAAGGGTCCTGCGACCTTTCTCGAACAGGCCGAGTCGGTGCTGAAGAAGTCGATGCTGACATACACCGCCGAGCAGGAACGCAAGGCCGCTGCAGCACGCGCTGAAGCCGAACGCCTGGCGCGCATCGAACGTGAGCGCCTCGCAGCGATCGAGCGCCAGAAGCAGGAGGATGCTCGCAAGGCCGAGGCCGAGGCGCAGCGCCTGGCCGACGCCGCCCTGGCCGCGATCGCCGCCGGAGACAAAGACAAGGCGAACGAACTCTCGCAACAGGCTCACGCACAGGCGACCGCCGCCGAGACCGCCCAGGCCGAAGCCGACGCCACTGCGCAGGAAGCCGCCGTGACGACGGTCACCCCCATCTTCAATGCGCCGACGCGTGTGGCCGGCATCAGCGGCCGCGTGACCTACGTCGCCCAGGTCGACAACCTCGTGCAGCTCGTGCATGCGATCGCCGAGGGTAAGGCGCCGATCGAGGCCATCAGCGCAAACACCACATTCCTCGGCCAGCAGGCCCGCGCCTTCAAGAAGACCGGCCAGCTTTACCCGGGCGTGACCGTCGTCGCCGAGCGAGGTCTGAGCGCGCGCGCCGCCTGACCACCCTAGATCAAGAGGAAAGCAAACATGACCACAGCAGGACAAGAGCGCGCTGCTCTCAAGGAAGCCAAGGAGGGGCAAGCATGACGTACTCGCTGGAGATCCACCGCAAGGTGTTCGACGACAAGGATGGTCACTTCTTGACGGTGCTCCCTTCCCCCGATTTCCCTGACGGATGCGTGCTGCTGTGCGCAGAGCCGTCCGAGAAGGAGTACTTCGGGGACATCCGCCTTGACCTACCCGCCGCCTTTATGCGCAAGCTCGGAGAGGCGTTGATCGCAGCCGCAAATGATGTGGAGCCCCATCAATGACCCACAACACCGATCCTCGCGATGTGGAGCGGGCATATAACCTGATCGACCGCTTCCTGCGAAACAACTTGGGCGACACTGACTACGCCGAGTATTCGGCTGCGCTCGATGAGGTCCGCGCAGCCCTCTCCGAGCAGGCACAGCCCGAGCAGGACGCCCAGCGCGTAGAGCGCGACTGGAAGCAGATCGAAGCCTCGATTCATGCTTTCGTAGAAGACTACGAGATGGTTGGAGAAGATGAAGGCGGCCGAGATGGCTGCTACACGCCCAACGAGAACGAGCGAGCGCTCATCACCGACGCGATCATGGGCCTTCTTTCTGATGACGACTTCATTGCAGCGTATACCCCACCCGCTCCCCCGCCAGCGCCCATCATCAATGGCAAGCCAGCAACGGCACATTCGCTGTTAGCTGCGTTGCTCGACATCTACGACGATCACCAGAAGAACCCACCCGAGCATCGTTGCTACGTCGATAGCGCTTGGTCCGATGTGCTGAATGAAGCGCGTCAGTTCCTCGCCACTCCCGAGCCCACGCAGGCGACAGGGGGAGAGGCCCTCGCCACGAGCGCAGCCCCAGCGGGGCAGGAGTCGGTTGCCGATGGTTGCGGGCACGATTGGCGCCCGTTCTTCACTGGGCCGAATCAGACGCATGTCATCTGTGCGCACTGTGATGAGAAGCGCCCCGTCGCAGCAGCCCAAGCAGAGGCACGGAAGCCGCTGACCCGTGAGCAGATCGACAAGATTTGGCACGGCATGGGCAGCTTCACCAGCAATGACCATCGCATCTTTGCCCGCGCCATCGAAGCGGCTCACGGCATCACAGCAGAGGACCAGAACCATGGCTGACCGCACCGTCATGCCCATCATGGGCGGCACTCTCCTGAGCGAAATCCCCTTTGCCATGCTCGTGCCGCACGAGGCGCAGGCCAAGCGCAATCACTACCAATCGCTCGATCGGCTTGCCCAGCGGGGCGGCCTGTCTGCTTGCGAGGCTCTTGCCATTCTGGAAGATCGCCCGTGGCACGCAATCAACCCCAGTTTCGAGGCGCAACGCTACCTCATCAATCGGGTGCGCATGTGGCGTGCCGAGCACAAGGACCGCCCATGACCACCAAACCCACCCAACCCGAGGATGATCTGGTCGGCAGCGCTCGGAGGATCCTCGCCCGCTTGTGCGGTAAGGGCCTTCTGCGAATGTCCCTCCCGGTACGCCCGGACGACGAGGACATGATTTTGGAGGCCGTCATTGATCGCGCCGCCCTTGCCTCCCCATCCCCACAGCCAGCAGAGGCCGAAGCGCCAGCGGCGCCGATCGGTTGGCTGCGTGATCAGCGCGGAGAGTATGAAGGCCGCGCCACCCTCGATACGTTGTTCGTTCTCGGCGCGCAATGTCCATCGAGCCGGCATTGCGCCACCTACTCGCCCGTCTATCTCGCGCCAAAGGCCGACAGCACCGAGGCCAAGGTGCTGCCGTCAGATCATGACACCGCCTCTCGTTTGGGCCTTCGGTACGGTCGTCTTATTTCGCGAGAAGAAATAGCGTTCAAGCCCAGCGACCTCGCAAACCTCATAGCCGAAGTTCATGCAATGCATGGGAAAGCCGACAGCACCGCCGCTGCCTACCACGCAGAACTGCATACGGCAGATTGCACTGATGAGCATTGCCCCGGATGCACCGCCGCTGCGGCCGAAGATCACGTCGAAGATGAGGTTTGCATCGGGCCGTGCGGAACATGTGATGACGTTTCCGCTGCGGCCGAAGGGATGACGGAGGCAGAAGTTCGATCTGCATTCCGCGCCTACGATGGACCAAACGGACATGCCGTGCGTAACCGGACCGCATGGCAAATCTGGCGCGATGCGGTCGAGTGGGCAACCGAGCGCCCCGCCATCGGCGATGCAAAGGATGCGGAGCGGTATCGGTGGCTTCGGGACACCGGAGATGCGACATGGCGTCCGTTCGGCATCCGTGCTGGCTACAGTGCTGCGGCTGCTGACGCCGCCATTGATGCCGCCATCGCCTCTACGCAGGAGGGCGGGAAGCCATGAGCACCATACGAGAGCCAGAACTGCCGGCGCATTCTGCCGGCAGGCTCCTGCGGCCCGGACGCGAGCCAGAAAAGGTCTACACCGCCGACCAATTGCGCATCTACGGAGCCCAGTGCGCCCAGTGGGCTATGGAGAGGGCTGCAGAGGTGGCTTTGAATGCGTGCCTTGTGCCGCCGGACGGAGGAAGCCCTACCGAGGAAGAGCGCCTTGTGTGTGAAGAAGCTGCACGCCGCATCCGTGCTTTGGCTTTGGAGGAGGTGAAGAATGGCTGACCATGAAGCAATCAGGAAGGCGCTCGCAGCAGGGCCGACGCCGGGACCGTGGACTGCCGAGCCTGTGCCATCGGGGCATAGATTCGGCGGATCGACGCATCAGGTCATTGCGCTGGTCGAAGATGGCAGCGACACCCGATCCCTCGCATTTACTGGTGGCGAGGAGAGCCGTGCAAATGCCGAACTCATCGCCGCCTGCAACCCGCAAGCCATCACCGCCCTCCTCGCCGACTATGACCGCCTGGCCGCTGAGGTGGAGGCGCGATGGCGACCGATTGAGACGGCGCCGAAGGACAACAAAGCGCGTCTGGTCTGGTGCCCGGTTGACAAGAACATCTTCACCGCTTCTTGGTACGAGGACGACTGGATGTTCTTCGGCGGCTCGGGCTATCTTCGCGAACCTCCCACCCACTGGATGCCGCTACCACCGCCCCCCTCGGCTGAATCTGCCATCAGGGAGAGTGCGCCCGACCTCGAATCCCTGGAGACGGGCGAAGGGGATGCGCGATGAGCGAAGACCGAATCATCTGGCGCCGGGACCTCCGGGCGATGCTCGGCGGCGTGAGCGACGAGACGGTGCGCCGCTGGCTCAAGGACGGCAAGTTTCCGAAGCCCGACGTCGACCTCTCGCAGCGCACGCGCGGCTGGCACCTGTCGACGCTGCGCCGCGCCGGCATCAAGCTGCGGCTGCCGGATCCGGCATGAGCCAGTCGGCCCAGCCTTGCAGAATGGCGCGACGCTGCGCCAGATACTCCGCGCGGTTGTAGACGCCGCGCACCTCGTCATCCGGCGCATGCGAGAGCTGGCGCTCGATGGCGTCCGGATTCATCTCTCTCTCGTTGGCCCAGGTGCTGCCGACACTGCGCCAGCCGTGCCCCGTCATGCGGCCCTGGTAGCCCATGCGGGCGATCAGGTACAGCACCGCGTTCTCGCTCATGGGGCGGTCATCCCGATGCTCTGACGGGAACACGTAGGGACTGGCCGGCCGGCGCCGGGCCCGCAGCACCTCCAGCAGCTTGAGCGCCTGGCTGGATAGCGGCACCAGGTGCGCCCGGCGCTTCTTCATGTTCCCCGCCGGCACCCGCCACATGTCCCCGTCGACCTGGTCCCACTCCATGGCCCGCAGCTCCTTCGTGCGCACCCAGGTGAGCGCGAGCAGCTTGCAGGCGAGCACGCTCTGCAGCTCCTTCTCGAGCGACAACCTTTCCATGAACGCCGGCACCTCGGTGATATCCAGCGCCGCGAAGTTCTCGACCGGGCGCTTGGCGAACGCCTTGTCCGGACGGATGAGCGCCGCCGGGTTCATCTTCGCCTCGCCGCGCTCGACCGCCCAGTCGAACACCTGGCCCGCCCACACACGCACGCGTCGCACGTAGACGTGTTTGCCGGCATCGTCCATACGCAGCAGCGCCTTCATCAGCGCTGGCTTGTCGATCTCGGTGATGGGCAGCTCGCCCAGGGTGGGCCAGAGGTGCATCTCCAGCCCACGCAGGGCGTTGTCCCGGTAGCCCGAGGTGATGTCCTTGCGGCCTCTCCAGAAGTTCTCGCAGGCCGTCTGGAAGGTGAGCACGTCCGCCGGTTTCTTCGGCTCCTTCTTCGCCTTCGGGTCCTCGCCGCGGTCCAGCGCCTGCATCAGATCATCGCGGCGCTTCCTGGCATCGGCGAGGCTCACCCGTGGATAGGGCCCGAAGGTGGCCGTCTGCGGCTTTCCGCCGAAGCGGTAGGACATGCGCCAGCGCTTGCCGCCGGCCGGGGTGATGAAGAGGTGCAGGCCATGGCCGTCGAAGAGCTTCTGCGGCTTGTCGGAGGGCGCTGCGCGCTTGCAGATCGCGTCTGTCAGGGTGTTCGCTGTAGGCATTTTTCCGCTGGTGATCGGCGGTGCCTACAGAAATGCCTACTCGCTGCCCGTGTACTCGGGCGGGTTGGCGTGGGATTTGTGGGCACTCGCGCTTGCTAAGTGCCTGATTTTGCTGTGTTCTCGTGGGAATCAGCAAAAAAATAGCCCCTTGGTGGGGCTATCTTGGCGGAGAGGGAGTCAGTCGAAGAGCTAGCATTCATGCGGGTTTGCGAGGCATCCTGCAAATTGTGCCTACGGATGTACCTACAGATTCAGGGTGCGCCACATACCCATGCCGGCCTTTCGATGAGCAACCAGACGATCTGGCGGATGTGGTCCATGCGCGCATTCTGCCCCGCTCTATACTGGATATTCAACCAGTATGAAGACCATCGACACCTACCGCTGGCGCATCAAGTGGGCCGGCCGCTGGACCACCACCAGGCACCAGGCACCAGGCGACCGAGGAGCAGATCCGCAAAGAGCACCCCGAGGCAGTCCGGATCGAGGACTCGCTGATCGTGCGCGAAGTGCCTGAGACTGATGAGGAGCGGTTGGCCGCGGTGCTGGCGGCGAGAACCTACCGAGCAGACTGAGCACATTCCATCGGCACCAACGAAAAAAGCCCCCCGGCCGAAGCTGGGGGCGTTGGATCATCGATGTGTGTGGCCGGGGAGCTACCAGTGCGAGGCCCCGCCGAGCCGCACGCCTACCCACAGGAGCCACACGCGCCACCGCGGCACGCCGTCGACGAGTGCGGCCTCCTTGAGCAGCGCATCGGCCGTGGAGCGATCTGGTACCGGGTGCTTGCCTGTGACGGGATCGGCGGTGTACAGCGCGTCGTGAAGGCACGCCGGCTTGCTGGCCGTGTCCCCGCAGAGCAGGAATGCGATCGGCACCCGGGGCACGCTCGCGAAGTCAGTCCGGAAGCCGACAGGGACGTGGTAGACGTCGCCGGTCAGGTCTGACTCGTAGATCAAGGGGGCGATCAGCTCCCAAAGGCCGCGGCCCTCGTCCGCGACATCGCTGACCTCCGCGACGCGCAGGGCTGTGAGGAATCGGCTCACGATCCAGCCACCGGAGCCGCAGCCTGCAACTGCGTGATCGCCTGCTGAATCAGTGGCGCGCCGAGCTGCAGGGCGAGCAGGATTGCCGGCTGGTTCGGAATCTCAGGGTTGAGCAGAAGCACAGCGATCGCGGCCTGAACGACCTGCGTATTCAGCGTCTGCAGATTCGTGATCGTCACACCGGACCCGGCTGCACAGACTTCCTGATTGATCGACAGAATCGTCTTGAACTGCGCTTGCAGCGGAGGACTGACAGCCGGCGACGTGGACAGCACCTGCAGGTCGGCGTTGACCGTGGGGCAGAAGCTGGTGACGATCTGCTGGACCTGTGACGGGGTGGGGGCCACGATGCCACCGGTCGAGGTGCATGCGGCCAGGAGGATCGAGAGGCCAACAGCGAAGATGAGCGCGATGCGTTTCATGGTGATTTCCTTGGGTTAGAACTTGCAGTGAAGGGAGACGGCGGCGCCGTCGACGAGAACAGGCATGCCCTCGATGGGCGCGACCTGGTGCGAGGGAGCGATGGGAACGACCAGCGGGTGGCAGCTCTCGGGCGCTTGGATGGCGAGCAGCGCGATGAGGGCCAGGACGGCGATCACGGGGCGTCCTTGGGCGGCGCAGCCGGATCGGAAGGCGGCGTCTCGTTCGGGTACTGCATATCGCGCAGCGCCAGGCCGATCGTGCCGGTGACCATCGAAATGTTCAGGGCGAGGAATCCGCCCATCTGCGAGCGGTCAACGAAGTAGGCGATGAGGCCGTAGGCGATGTAGCCGACAACGCCCATGGCGATGAGGACGGGAAGCTTGACCTTGTTCATTGGCGCTCCAGAAAGAAGAAAGCCGCCCGGAGGCGGCAGGTTGAGGGGTTGGCGATCAGGCTTGCTCGTCAGGGGTGAACACGAAGCCGGCCTTTCGCGGCCATGCTTGGAAACACCATTCCGGGAAGCTCATGACGTGGATGCCGTGATCCTTCAGCCGGTGGAACTTCGAATGCAGGACGAGCATGTTTGCCATGTCATCCACGAAGGTCTCGGGCTTTGCGGGGTCGAAGGCTTCCCAGTCAAAGCCGCGCGCCTCGGTCAGGGTGGTGATGACCCAGATCAGCGACTGCTTGGCCGGGTACATCTCGCCGGTCGGCTGGTCGGTGTGCAGGTCGAGCACCGGCAGCTCGGTGATCTTGCCGGTCGCCACGCCCTTGACGGTCTCCCAGTCCACCCCATCGGCGAAGGCCCATTCAAGGAAGACATGGTGGTACTCGGTGCCGTCGACATGGCCCGAGATCGAGCACGGGAGCTTTGCCTTGTGGCCTACCGCCTTCGTCTTCAGGAAGGTCGGCGATTCCGTGCGCTGGGTGTGATCGGGGTAGAACACATCCTCCGTCAAGGTGTCATGTTTCTCATGCTCGTTCTTGAGGTCCATAAATGCAAAAACCCGCCGAAGCGGGTTCCTATGGTTTGGTTGATGGTCAACGTCTACGCCATGGGCATAGAGCGAGCTTGTGATTCGAGCTTCCGCAGTAGCAGCACATCAGCGCACCTCCTGACCCAGCGCAATCGCAAGGCTTGGACTCATGCCGTCGAACAGGGCTTGTTCGGATGCGCGCCGGCGGCGAAGGCCAAGCATCACCCTGCCCTTTGACTTGTTCCACACGAGGATCTGCGCGCTCGCCCCTTCGATGTCGCCAGAATTCAATTTGCGAAGAAGGGTCGAGCTGATGAAGTTCGGCGTCCCGATGTTGTAGACAAGCGAAACCAGCGCATCGAATTGACGCTGTTCGAGGTGGCGATGCACAGAGGAGTTGATGCAGGGCTCGAACTCCCGCACCAGGCGCTTGGCAAGCCGTGCATCCGCGTCAGCTTGGGTGATCGTCAAGCCGGAAACAACATCGGGGCCGGTGTCGCCCCATCCGATCGTCCACGGAGCGCCGCCAGTTCCCGGGTCGGGATAGGCGGTCAGCTTGCAGGTCTCATAGAACTGCAGGACAGCGAGGCCGTCAGGGCTGGTCTTCATGGCTTGTCAGCCTTCTGGTCGATTCGGTCGAAGAGTCGATCGAGCTTCGCGTCCAGCTTGTCGAACATGGCATCCATGCGAGCCAGCGGGACGTACTCCTTTGGCAGCTCCTCGCGCAACTTGGCGGCGTCTTTCCGCAAGTCGTCGATGGCCGCCCAGATTTGGCGGCAGAACCAGCCAAGGATGGCCATGCCTGCGCTCAGTACGAAAAGTGCGATCTGGGTGAGGTCGAGATTCATGCAGCAACCGCGACCCAATTGCCGCCCTCCAGCCGCCACTTGCCGGGCTCGAGGTGGAAGTCCTCAGGCACCTCGACCTTCTGGTCTTCGCCGTTGCTTTCCACGAAGCCCCACGCGGTGAGGATCCCGTCTGCGTTGATAAATGCGTGCTTCATGATCACTCTCCTCCGTTGGGCATCTTGTAGCCATTGATGGCCAAGCTAACCGCGGCGCCCGCGCCTGCCGCGATCGTGCTTCGATAGAAGATCTGCTGACCTACGTTCGCCATCTCAGTCGAGCCACCCGATATGGCGAACACTGCATTTGCGCCCCCCGTACCGGATAGGCCACATTGATACGTGGCTGCGTTTGCCAGTACTTCGACAAACGATGTCATCGAATAGACGCCCCCTGCGGTCGCGGTCAAAGCCGCGCTCACGATGAGAACGGTCAAGGCAAGTGCGTTTGCTGGAATGACAGCCGCGAGAGACACGGCTGTGGCGGTCGTATTGCCGCCGCCCGAAAGCACCACTTGGCTTGAGTCATAAGCCGCGCGCGCGCCTTTGAATCGGACGGACAGCAGCGCCGAACCGGAGCTCAAGTAGACGGCACCCGCATAGGCCCACGAGGTGTACCCGGTGGGCAGCGTCGGTCCCGTCGGGGGAGCGCTTGCGCTGCTGATCGTCGCAACCGTCGATGTCGTCGGGTTGAAGATGAAGTAGAAGTGCACCCAGCTCGACGCGGTGAACACGCTAGCCTGGTCTCGACCATTCGCAGCAGGGCCTGCCGTCAGAATGTTGTTGGTGATCGTCGCGACGCCGGTGACGCTGGGAGTTTCTCCGGTCGTCGGATTGCGGAAGTCGACGGACGCCGCAGAAAGGTCGAACTGCGTATTCGGCGTGGTGATGTTGTTGCCACCGACAAGCCCGAGCACTCGGCTGCTTCCACCCGCCATGCGGTCGATAGCGCTCTTCAGGTTCGCCACCAGAGTTGCCGTCGTGCCATCGTCAACGGCATTCTGTCCGGTCACATCGGCGATGACCTGCGCGACAACCGCCGCCATGATCGAGGATTGGCGCCAAGTCTTGTTGAGCTGAGCGCTCTGCGCCACACCGGCTTGATAGCCCGTGCTGAGCGCGGCAAGGCCTGCATAGGTGGCCTGCGAAACCACGTTCGCGCCACCCGCCGCGGCAAACGGTAGGAAGTCGTTTGTTGCCATGAGATTCCTGTTGGAAATGAACGAAGAAAAGCCCGCTCAAGGCGGGCCTGGAAATGAGTCTGGGACAGACTTAGAGCGGGATCGACCATGCCCCGGCATCAAAGCCGGCGACGTTCGAGGTCTGAATGTCGAAGCCAAAGAAGGGCATGCTGTCCACTGATGGCTTGTAGTAGAAGGCTCCGACGCCCTCAGGCTTCAGCGCGGAATAGCTGTTCTTCAGCAGCGCGAGGAGCACGGCCGGGGCCGGGGTGCCGCCCACGTACACGCTCATCGTCATGTCCTGGTTATCCGAGCCGAACAGGAGGGTTCCCGTGCCCGCGAAGATCTGGGACGCGATGCTCAAGAAGCTCGGCATCGTGCTGTCCCAGTGGTTCGCTCCGATCTTGACCCGAAGCATCGTGCGGTAGGTGGCATCGTCCAACCGCGTCAGGCCCTGCGAGCCATCGAACGGCCCCTGCCAGCTCCCTTGATCGAAACCCAGCCCAGCGATGTCGAGTGAGAAGTAAACGTTCAGCGGCGTGCTGATGTAGCGGGAGAAGCCGATCCACAGGCCCACGGCATCGAGTTGGACGCCAATCGCCGTATCGAGGTCGAACGCAGCATCCAGCGCGCGCACAGCATTGTTTGCATCGGCCATTGCCCCCGCGACCGCAGCGACGAGGGCGACGAAGTTCGGCTTGTCCGCATGCTCGCTGGTGATCAGCGCGGTGTAATCGGAAGAAGATGCCATATCAGGTCACCGTCAGCGTCACGCTCGCCGGCGCGCAGGTCGCGATCTGGTTGAACGCAAGGGGCACATCCGGGGTTCCAGCACCTCCCGGGCCCGTGAGAGTGAGGGCCTCGATCTTGAAGGTGTTCGCTCCGATGACGCTCTTTGCCGCGGCGATGCACCCATCCCATTCGACGCCTGCAGCAGCGCCGCCGCCGATCGCCACCGCGTTGATGTAGTTCGAGATGGCCGTCTGGACTGCCACCCCGATCGCCGAGGTATAGCCCGCCAATGCCTTGAGGGTTGCTGCAACGGTGATCGCCTGATTGGTCGGGACGTAGAACCGGATCGTGTGTGCCACTCCGATGCTGTCGGTCACGACTTGCGAAGTCGTCCCGTAGGTGTACGTGCCGGGCGTCTTCTTGTTGGCGATTGCCGTGGCGATATCGATGGCCGCGCCACCCAGCACAACCGCTGCGATGGAATGCGGAGGCAATCCATTCGAGTCGGTCGCGTTGGTGTCGTTTTCGTAGATGACCGCCTGGGTGACGCCGGTCACGGCCTTGATTGCCCCGAGGGTGCTCGCCAACACTGTGAGGGCGGGCTGAGCGACGCTGTACCCCTGACGCACGCGCAGGGCCGCATCCGTCTCGACAGGCGAACCCGGCGAAGCCGTCGACGCATTGGTGACCGACTGCCATCCGTAGGTCGGCGTCTGGATCTTGGTGACCGTGCCAATGGCCGCCGAGACAGCCCCGACGACCGCGCAGGTTGCGGTCACGATGACCGACCCACCCGGAGGAATCACCACGCTGGCCGGCAGGTTCCAGTTCACATTGTTCACGTCGGCGACCACGCCATTGGTGATCGTCGTTCCGGCCACGCCCGTGACGGTCACGTTCACGGTGCTGTTCGTCGGCACCAGGCGCGCGATGCCATTGATCTTGACGTTCGAAGACAGGCCATTGCCCTGAGCGGTGGCTGGGCTGAAGCTGTTGTAGACCGCGACAGTGGCGGCATTCGCATCGTTGATCGCCGCCGCGACGATCCCGAGGAACTGGCCGTCCTGCGAGTCATTCCCAAGGTAGACGTCTGAGCCGAAGATCGACCGGTAGGTGGCCTGAAGGTACGCCAGGATGCTCGCGAACGACGGGGCACTGATGCCGGTCGCATCGACGGTCGGGGCGGTGGGGGATGCCATTACTGAGTCACCTGAATGGTTGCGGCGCCGTAGGTGGTGTTGACCGTGGCGGCGATGGAGAGCGTGCGGCTGTTGCCGTCGAAGGTGCTGCTGTAGCCCGTGATCTCGGTCACACCCTGGGTGCCGAGGATGCGCTGTTTGATCGCAGCGTCAGGGTTACGGCCGGGAAGCCGCTTGCCGAGCACCTTCTGATTCCACGGCGTGCCATCCGTGACATCCACGAACCATTCCCCGAGCCACAGCGCGAGTCGGGTCTTAATGGCCTGGGCCACGGCATCCGGGCTGTTGACCAGGAAGGCGTTCGAGCCGAGCGTGTAGTCGCCGTTGGCGTCCAATTTGCGGTAGCGCATCGTCCCCCCCCTTACGGCGTCGGGCCGCCCGTATTGCTGCTGCCCGGCGTCACGTTCGTGTGCTGGTGGGTGTGCAGCGGCGTGGTGACAGCCGTCACTTCCGTGTCCGACTTGATGTAGTCGATCACATGGACCGGGCCTTGCATCGTGACCCCGGGCGAGCCCGCGCCGGTCGTCTGCGTGATGTTGCCGTTCAGCGCGATCACTGGGGCATTGATCGTCACCTGGGGCGCGTTTAGGGTGATCTCGCTGCCTGCGGTCGCGTGTATGTATCCGCCAGCGGTCGACGTGATGTTGCCAGTGGCCTCTGCCAGGATGTCGCCGGAAGTCTTGGCATGGATCTGGTGCGTGGTCGGGTGAATCTCCACGAATGCGGAGCCGTCGTCGCTGCGGAGTTGAACGGTGCTGGTGCTGACGGACGGCGAAAGAACGCGAGGCTTCGATCGTGGGCCGACCATGACAAAGCCGTCCGAGAGGTCGTGCATGCGCAGCCGATACTGACCCTGAACTCCGCCGAGTTGCCACCACGAATCGATGCAGCGCGAGGAGAACACCACCAGGCACTCGTCGCCTGGCTTGATCGGGAACGTCAACGTGCAGCCTCCGCCAGTCGGGAAGACCACCGGGCAGTCGAGTAGCACCGGCAGGTTGATCGGCGACATGGTTCCGTCGTCCGAGCGCGCCTGCAAACTGATTGACGGCTGCACGGTGCAGGTCATGGCCACTGGATCGAAAGACTGCACAATGCCGGGCAGCGCCGTCCAGATGCCACTTTGGGCCGCTCCCAGGGCGATGCGCATCGCTTCTTCCGGGTTGTCTAGTCGTTCTCGTCTGTCCATCGCTTCTAGCCGTATCGCTTGATTGAATCGACGTACTGCTGGCCAATCGTCGGCGTCGCGTTGAGCCCGAGCGGGACGTCGGCATTGATCGCAAGGCAGATCATGTCCGTGTACCAGTCATTGCCCCGCGTGTCACCGCTATGGTTCGCAACCATGACGTAGTACATGCCGTCGGTGTTGATGGTCGTTCCGAACTTTCCCGCGTTCGCTCGCTCGATCGCTTGCGTCCGATCGTTCCCCAGCCCGTAGCGCAGTTGTTGGATGCTGTTGTTGTCGAGCTGGACCTGTTGACCGATCTTGATGTTCGGATTCAGCAAGCACTTCAGGCGAATGCCGTTCTGCGTCTGCTCTGGCAATCCGATCATGCCGGTCTGCGAATTGATGACCGGAACATCACCCGGCTTGTAGGCCGTCAGCGGGATGAAATCGACCTTCCCGTCCTGGATGCTCCAACTGCACTGCGTGTCCTTGGCCAGATCGCGGAGTCGGTCGCGCGACATGCCGAAAAACACCTGACCGCGAGGCGCGGGATTGCCCGATAGATCAGGGATGTATCCCGGCGACACACCATGCGAGGCCATGACTTGGATGATGCTGCTGATCGCATCCTTCGGCGTCGCTCCAGCCGCCAACGAGAGCGCAGTCACTGAGAAGTTGTACGCCGAATCTCCGTCCGCCGCGGTGATGTCGATGTAGGTGTCGGTCTGCGATTCACGACCATGGCGGATCTGCTTGATGGAGCCATCGAAGATCAACCCGAAGTTGCCCTCGTAGCCAGCCTGCAGCACCACGCGCGTGAACTCCGGCGTCGGCTGCATCTGCATGATCCGCGCCGCGGTGTCGTCGCTCAGGTTGTAGACCCGGATGTCGGCACTGTTCGGGGTCTGGAGGTCGCCCCGGCGCACTTGGAACGCGAAGCGCAGTTCGGACAGGTCGAGCCCATCCTGGTCGCCGCCCACGATCAGGCTGGCCTTGCGCAGGTACTGAGGAACGCTCATGGAGTCACCCAATACAGGATCGCATCCGTGCCCAGGTTGTCGAAAGTCGGCACGGCGTCAGGGTTCTGCGTCGTCTGAACCCACAACTGACCACCGAAGCCGAAGTGCCCATATTGGGCCAGCAGGTCTGCCCCGGTGACCAACGGGATGCCAGAGACGATCGGCGCCGCGCTCGCATCTGCGATGTCCAGCACCCAGCCGCCCTGATCGGTGTTCTTGTAAGTCAGGGTCATCCGGTAGTCCACACCGGACAGCGTGATCTTGAATGACTGCGGGTCAGCCGTCAGAGGGATGGTGAAGATGTTTGCCATGTCAGCCGGTCCACTGGGAAGGAGACACCGCGCCGCCCGGGGACGGTGTTGCGCCCGACTGCGGCTGCTTCACGCCAGCGTTCTGCGTCTCAGCGGTGTTCGCCGGGTTCGCCTGGTTCTCTTTCGGCGGCATCGTGGTCGCCTGCGTGTTGACGATGATGATCTGCTTGCAGGTCGCGGTCACCATCAGCACGTTGCTTGTCGCCTGGTCGGTCGTCACGCTCAGGCCCACCAGCAGCATGTTCGTGTACTGGCGCCGGGAGGTCGTGATGTCGAATGGCGTGCGCGACTGCTGCAGCGCCAACAACTGCGAATACACCCCGTCGACGTAGCTCGCACTCGAAAGCTGGCCGCCATTGAACAGGGCCGACACCGCGCCCGAGAGCGCATCCGTCGAGCTGTTCGACCAGCCACACCGGATCACAACTTCGGACGGGCGAACATAGGCATGGTCCGTGATCGCCGCACCGGCCTCCACCGGATGCTCGGTGATCTGGAGCGTGTCGTTGTGGACCTCTTCAAGCGTCGCCTGAATGTCGATCCCGCCGATGCTGCTCTTCGGCGTGAGGGTGAGGAAGTCCAGCAATGCCATATCAGCTCACCACCGATGCCAGATTGCGCGAAAGACCTTCGTTCACGCGGTTTTGCTCGCCGGCCACCGCGCGCGCTGTCGACGCTGCATCGCCGCCGCTGACGTTGATGTTGGTCGTCTGGGCGACCTGTACGCTCTTGCCGGCCGCGGCTGATACCTGCGTCTTGGTGTACGGGTTGCGGCCGTTCTCGATGCGGATGATCGCGTCCATCAGCTTCGACAGCGTTTCAGGGTTGGTCAGGTCCAGTTCTTGATTCGCGCCGACGCCCAGCGATTTCGACACGTTCGAGATGTAGGCCTTCGTGTTGTTTTCCGAGGGAGGGGCGAACTTGCTGATGATCCCCTCGATGGTCTTCACGCCGCGCTGCCCGTAGAGGCGCAGTTGCTTGGCGAGGGCTGAAAGCCCTTCGTCCGCCGAACCGAACACCGCAAACCGGCCGCCGGCGCCCTCTTCCTTGGTCGCACCCTGCTGGCCGACGTAGTTGAGGTTGCCAGGGTTGTTGTTCCGGATGCCGCGCGGAGCAGTCTTGTCCGTCGGCTTCGTCGGCGCTGAGTTGTCGTTCGATGCCGCCGTCGCGTTCTTGTCGGTTGGAAGTCCCCGCTTCGCAAAGTCCGCATCGCCGAGTGCGCGACGTCGTGCAAGCTCGTCCTGCTCTCCGGCGTTCAATTCTTCCGAGTGAAAGAGCAAGGCGGCGCCGACGCCGCCCTTGCCGATCAGACTCAGCAGGCGACCGAGAATGCCGCCGCTCGCCGCATTGGCCGCTCCGACAATGCCCGCCCCCAGCTTCACAAAGGCCGATGCAAGGGAGAGGATGCCGCCGATTAAGGCGGCGCCCCCCAGAAGATTCGCGGCGGCGACCAGCGCGATGATCCGGGTGCTCCAACCATCAGTCTTTTTGTCGAGCTCGATGAGCTTGTCCACCAGCCACCTGATGGCCGGGCCGATCATTTCGGCCAGGTTGAGCAGCATGAGGAGGATGTCGGCCACGCGATCCGCGACCATCTGACCGTTCTTCTCCATCCATTCGCTGAGCTTCTCCACCCCGCCACCCAGGCGCTTGACGAGTGCGTCATAGACCTTGAGGCCGAACATCTCCATGTACGTCCCAAGCTCGCGCAACTTCACCATGAAGTCGTGCGCGTCCTTCGCAGCCTTGGTGTACCCGGAGTCCTCAAGCCGCTTTTTCTGCTCCCTGAGTTCCGCGCCAAACCTCGGATCGCGCATCGCCATCAGCGTCTTCTCGCTGACGCCGAACATCTTCGCGTACTGCGCCGCGAGGTAGTAGGGCATCTTCGACAACTGGCCGCCGAGGTCGACCATGACGTCCACCTCGTCGCGCATCTTCCCGTTCAGGTCCCGGGTCTGGATGCCCAGGCTCTGAAGAAGACCCTCGCCACCCGGGTTCTCACGCAAGAACCGAGCGAGCGACTCCACCGACTGCAGGGCCTCGCCTGCCCCTGCGCCCATGTTCTGCGCGGCCTTCTCGAAGGCCTTGAGGTTCTCGACGCTCGCCCCCGTGCGCTGGGAGGCGAAATACAGCCCCTCAAGGTTGGACGCGAACGCGGCGACTCCAGCACCCACGGACAGGGCCGCGGCCTCGACGGCCGCCACGAGCTTGACCACGCTCTTGGCGGCACTCTCCATCCCGCCGACGAACTTCTTGTAGCCCGCCTCGTCCACCTTGAAGCCGAGGCTCAGCAGGTAGTCGCGTAGCGTTTCAGCGGCCATTCTTGTCTTCCGTCAGTTTCCGCGCGAGGGCTTCGTTGTCGGCGCGCACGGTCAGCGCGTCATTCATCAGGGCGATGTCGAACAGGTCGAGCGATCCGTCCTTGAGTGATTCGTATCGGCACATGCCGGCCAGGACTGGCGCCAGGAGCCAATCCTCGCCGCCAGGAAGCGTCAGCCAGTCTGCGTCAATGCCGCCGGCGATCCCTGCTGGCTCGTAAGGATGCCGCTGATAAAAGGGCCGAGGCTGTCCTGGATCACGCGCATGACGATCTGCATGATGGTTCCGAGGTCCATGTCGTCGAACATGCAGGCCTTCGCCTGAGCGCTCCAGACATTGGCCCAGCCCTGCCCGTTGCTGCGCTGCGTGACGCTCAGGCAAGCGCCGATGATGTACTCCCCGGCCTCGTCGCTCATGTCGGCAATGCCCTGCGCGAAGGGCCCAAGCACGTCCGCGAAGCCGATCAGATTCGACTTCAGGCTTCCCTCGTTCGAGAGCTTCACGAAGACCGGGATCAGCGTCGGGATGATCGGGGCGATGCGGCGCGACAGGTGAAACTGCCGCATCGCGTCGAGCTTGCCAATCCGGTAGGACTGGCTGTTCAGTTCAAACTCGATCATCGGTCCGCCTACGCATACGTGCCGAGGATGGTGTCGATCTTGATCGAGTCGAACACCCATTCGACCGTCGCGCCGTCCTTCTTGTAGTTCACGGCGGGCTTCTTCTTGAACGCGCACGAGCGCGCCGTGGTCACATCGCCGCTCGCGGGGTTGCGCACCGTGATGATGTTCTGGCCGTGCAACGAACTGTCGAGCGTCTGCGCGTCGTACATCACCTGCAGCTTGGCATTGGTGGGCGAAGTCTGGAGCAGGCGCACGGTGACCGTGCCCGACTTGTCGGCGTGCAGCGAGTGCATGCCCTCGCCGTCGGCCCCGATGACCATCGTGTTTTTGTCGCCGGCCATCTCGACGGTGATGCCCTCTTCGGCCAGGGCAGCGCCATAGCCGAGGTTCACCGTGCCGGTCGGGCCAACGAGCGTGGCCTGGACGTTGAGGAAGGAATAGGTACTCATGTTTCAGGACCTCAGCGGTTGACGTTGATGATGACGTTCACGAAGTGAACAGCGCCCGCGAGCTTGATGGCGCACTGGATGACCGGCGCCTTGCGGGCCTGTCGATCGGCCTGCGCTTGCGTCGCCACCGGCGGGGCGTAGACGTAGTAGCCCTTCGAGAGCGTGTCGCCCTGGTTGAGCGCGCCGAAGCCAGCCGCGCTCCAGACGCCCGGGGCTACCATGCCGTTGGTCACGGCCTGGTCGAGGCACTGGGCGATGGTCGTCAGGATGACGTTGATGCCCGCGTCGGTCTGCGGGATCTTGGTCGCGCTGGTGTACAGCAGGTTGTAGACGGCAGTCTGGACGTAGTTCTGCAGCCAGTCGGTGTCGTGCACTTCATCGAAGAAGTACCCGTTCACCATCACGCCCTCTTGAACGATCGCGGTGTTGTTGTTGTAGTTGACGAAGATATTGCAGTTCTTCGCCGCGACCGCTGCCGCCTGCGAGCTGGTGAGGTATTCCGCCGCAACCCCCGGCTCCTGCTTGAACTTGATCGTCAGGGTCGTGTTCGAGCCCAGGAAGTTGACCGTGAAGGCACGCCCAAAGATCGAAGCAGCCGCGTAGGCGTTCGAGCTGCTGTATTGGATGAATGTCCGCTTGTAGCCCAGCGCCTTGAGCTGGCTCGCGATGTCCGAGCTCGTGGTCGGATCCAGCACCGTCGCGCTCTGCGTGGTGATTCCGAAGATGCGCGAGGTATTGGCACCCTCGATGTAGCCGGCCACAGCCACGTTGTCGGCGTCCACCAGCGGCACCGAAGACGCGAAGTAGAGGCCGTACCAGTTGTTCGAGGCGTTGTCGAAGGCGGCGGTGGCGGCAGCAGCCGATTCCGCATTGGAGCCCTGCGCCGGCGTAGATGCCGTGCCGCTGATCAGGCCGAGCTGTGCGGAGATGTCCGTACCCGAGCCCGCGGCCGAGGCGTAGGTGATAGACGACGCATTCACACCGCCGCTCAGGGTCGCGCCCGAGACGTTGATGTTGGTGCCGGTCTTCGCCAGGGTGAAGGCATTGCCGGCCGTGCCGACCGATGCGTAGGTCACCGTGGTGACGCCGTTGGTCGTGCTGTAGCGCGCCTTGACGATATTGACATCCGTCGAGGCAAGCAGGAAGGCCTGCAGGTTCGCAGCGGTATTGGCCGCGGTCGTTCCGATCAGCACCTGGTTGCCGGTCGGCGCCGCAGTGACGAAGGTCACCGTCGTGCCACCGATTACCACCGTGTCGTTGTTCGCCGGATTGGTCGTCAGGGTGATGGAACCGGTCGCGGCGGTGCCCGCGCCGGTGGTCGCGCTCGAGATCTCGAAGCGGTTGTAGGCCGCATTCCAGACGCAGGTCCCGGCCGACGCCAGGGCCGTGGTGATCGTGCTGGCGACACTGTTGAGGTTCGTCGCGCCCGAGAAACTCAGGCCCGTGAGGGTCTTGACCACCCCGTCGATGGTGATCGCGAAGCTGCCGGTCGTAATCGTGTTCCAGTTCGCGATGGCCTGCGCAGCGGCAGACAACAGACCACCGCGCAGGATCGCGGAGGTCGCAGTGCGGGCCCAGCGGCCGATGTACAGCGTCGAGGGCTGCGGGGTCTGGCCGAAGTACAGGGCAGCGGCTTGGTACTCGGGCGCAGTGATGCCGAAGTCGGTCGCCACAGCGCCGAGGGTGTTGTAGAGGCGCAGTCGCTCGGTCGTGTCGATGATCGTGCTGTCACCCGCAATCAGCAGGCTGCCAAAGTTGCGGGTCGCCGCCGCCAGGGGCGAGATGACGACGGACACGTTCACGACATTGCTGACGGGTAGGCCAAGGTTTGCCATACGGTCGTACTCCAGTGGTTATGGCGTCAAGGCGCCGCGAATGCCTCATTGACGTGCCCGGAGTCATCCAGGATCGTCCCGTTGGCGGAAAGAATGTTCAGGATTCCGTAGCTGCGCTTCACCTGGCGGCGAAAGCGAGCCGTGATGTCGAAGCGGCGCACCCACTGCTGGTTGACCAGCTCAGGAATTGCTCGCGCGTCGGTGCAGTCGATCAGGCCAACGGCCTGCAGCTGCAGAAGGTCCAGGTTCTGCGGGATGCTCAGACCGTCACGCAGCATCGCCGCGTAGGTGCCAGCCAGCGGCCCGTAGAACGTGCAGGCCAGCTCAATCTCTTCGTGGCGCTGCATGTTGTCCTGCCCGCTCCCGGCGCCCACATGCTCGATGTAGGCCCCAGCATCGGGCTTGATGACGGTGACGCCGATGGCGCACCAGTTCACCGACGGCTCGGGCTGCTTCGGGTTGCCTGGCTGCCAACGCGGGCGCACCATGTTCCCGGGCAGCCCCGTGATGCCGATGACGACAGGCTGAAGCAGCGCATCGAGGTCGGCATCCTCCAGCGGCGGAGATACGACGGTCGGCGAGAGATACCCGCCCGTTGCACTTGTGTTGCCCATGCCCTACCCCGCCAGCGGAATCAGGTCGCAGCTCGCCGCCACGAATCCGCGCCCGAAGTGGCTGTAGTCGCTCACGTTGCTCACCGTGTAGCGTCGGCCGCGCCACTGCACGACATCGGCGGTGTACCCGGCCCCTCCGTCGTTCAGCACGAATTGGGTGTGGACCGTGATGTTCCCCTTGATGCGCTCACCCGTCGCGATGCGCTCCAGGATGTCGCCGGAATCGTTCGTGACCACGGCAGAAAAGGGCACGAAGGAGGGGGTGTTCACTGCGATGCCGTCGCTTCCCACAACTTGCGCGGTGCGCTCACACACGAGGCCCGTATTCATGAAATCCGGGTCAAGCAATACGTCGGTGACGTCGAGCAGGGCCATCCGGCGCTCCAAAAGAAAGAGCCCGCACGCGGCGGGCTCGGATCGAACGCTGGGGCGGCCTACTTCTTGCCGCGCACCACGTACTTGATCGAGTTCCTCAACTGCCCGGTGTTCACCAGTGGCTGAATGCCTGCAGCGCCTTGGGCGAGTTCGGGAGGAACGCCGTTGGACACCATTTCGAGGTACTCCAACTCCGCGCCCCGCTGTGACTTGGTGCCGCGGCTTCGAAAGCGGCCGGCGATCGTCGAAGGGGACAGCGGCGCGAATTCGCCGTCATTGATTTCGCTCTTGATGCTGCTCTGCGCAGCCATCCCGGCCGCCGACAGCTCTGCGTCGACCTTCGCAGTCTGTCCATCCAGCGCCGCGAGTGCAGCCTTCTTCAGTCGGCCCTCGATCTTTTCCTGTGCCGCCTTGATGCCGGGGCACATGAACGGCCTTGCCGGGATGTTCGCCGCTGGGCTTCCGTTGTCGTGGATGTAGGCCAGCGTGGCGTTGTTCATCGGCCCCTGATCACCCTGACGGGTAGCCGCGGACTCGGGAACGCCCACCAGGACGTCCTTGCTGGTCAGTTCGTTGATGCCCTTGACCAGATCCTTGAGCTTGTCGACCCGGATCTTCAGGCTCGCTCTCACATCTGCACGCCACCCGCTCCAGCAAGGCGGGCCATCTGGTAGAAGCGGATGCCATACATGGTCGAGTTCCAGAATCCGCCGCCGTCGTAGACCACAGACCCGGTGTCATAGCTCGCACTCACCTTGTCGACAGACTTGGAAGATTGCGGCCCGTTCACCGTTCCAGGCACCCCGCCAGCGGCAACGGACTTTTGATCCTTGATGCCGATGGCGAGGTGGTGGGCGATGTAGAGCATCGTGCCCACGTCCAGGAAGTCGTTCCACGCATCCGGGTTGAGCATCGTGCCGGCCATCACCAGCCAGAACATGACCTGGCCATCGGGGTAGTCGGACGCGCTCGCGAACTCGGGAAAGCCCGTGCGGAAGGATGCGACGGTGACGGTCATGGCTTATGACTTCTTGGACTTCGGTGCGGGGTCAGGCGGGGCGGGCTCCGAGTGTGCCTGCACATACCAGTGGTCGGCAATATCCGCCTCCACCTCGTGCTCGCCCTCCTCGAAGCGCCGCTGAACGCCCTCGGCCGAGGTCAGCGTGAACGCCTTGACGACGTTGATCGTGACCATTTCAGATCCCATCCCGCGCGCCCGTCGTCTCGGGGTAGACCAGCTCCACCGCGCCCAGGCGACCGAAGTAGGTCGTCAGTTGGCGCAGGTCACGGTACTCCAGAGGAGTGCGCTGGAGCGGGACCATCGGGAAGCGGATGCGCATGGGATCCTTGGTGTAGGCGTACATGCGATCCTTTCCGGCAGCTCCCGGGCCCTGGCCGCCACGGGTCGTGCCGGTCAACCACTTGAGCGGCTGGATGTTCAGCGGGCGGCCGTTGATGCTGTTCGAGAGGCTGTTTTGCTTCAGGAACTCCAGCACCGAGATGTTGCCCGCCGTGCTGACCAGCGTGGTGACCAGGTAGCCGTATTGCAGCGGGGGAAGCAGCAGCGAGTCGGGGCACACGGCATAGCCGCTGGCAGCCCAGACGCTGTTGAGCAGTTCGTTGACGTCGGCCAGGATCAGCGACGGGGTCGTCGTGCCGCCAGTCCATGCTCCGGTCACCGCATTGGCGACGTTGGCCATCAGCGTCTGGTTCAGCATGCCGGTGAGGCCCAGCGCCGAATCGCCGATGTACACCTGCTCGTCGATGTCCATCTGGTGCTTGAGCTGCATGCCGGCGAACTTCTGCTGGTCGACCGGACGGCCGAGCTTCTGCGCACTCTCCAGTTCGGGGATGGTCCAGCCGAGCTGCATGGCCCAGAGGGTCAACGGCGTGGTGGTCTTGCCGATGTCCAGCGACACGCCGACGATCGCATTCGCGTCCTTGCCGACCCACGCCTTGTTCGAACCGCTCACGCCATTGGCGGCGCCGAAGCTCGAGTTGGTGAAGGCCGAGAACTCGTCAGCGATCGACACGTCTTCGCGCAGGTCGATGTCACGCGACCAGGTGACGGCGGCGAGCGGCTCGTGCAGGCGCGGGTCGAGCCGTTCGAGCTCGCCGATCAGGAAGGCGCCGGCACTGTCGATCGTGCGGGCGTCGAAGGTCATCAGGCCGTCCTTGAACTGGAGACGGCGAGCAGCTGCGGCGATGGCGGTCAACTCGGGGGAATTGAAAGCGGACATTTGGGTTCTCCAAAAGAAAAACCCGCCGCGATCTGCTCGGGCGGGTGTCCAGAAACGAAGAAGCCGCCCTGAGGCGGCCGAAAGGCTGTGTGTTGAGCCTTACAGGTTGAAGGCGACTTCGGCGTTGCCCGAGGCGTCGGCGGCACCCGTGAAATAGGCGCCCGTGATCTGGATCGTGTTGGTCGTGTCGGATGCGGCTTCGATGCCGCCGATCACCTTCGCGCCCGAAGGCGTCGCCACGCGGATGTAGACCGCGCTGCCCAGGGAGGCAGTACCAGCGTTCACCTTCACGTTGATGTAGCCGCGCTTCAGGATGTTCGCCGCGCCGGAGGTGGCCGGGACGCCAGTGCCAAGCGGATCGCTCGCATTCGCGCCTTCCGTGGGGTACGGACGAACCAGGAAGCCATAGACGGATGCAGCGGTGTCGCCGCCGGCGATCGGCACGAACGCGCCAGATGCGATCTTGCCCGGAAGACCGTAGCCCGGGAAGGGCAACGCGCTGTTGAGCAACTGAGCCTCGATCGTGGATTGGGACTGACGGGTCACGTCGCCCGGGATGCCCGAAGGCATGCGATACAGGTATGCAGTCATTTCAGACTCCTATGGTTAGCGGGCGGAACGATTTGCCCAGAACTCCCGGTTACGGGCATTGAGTGCGGCCACGCTGGAGGCGGGGCCGAAATCCTTGGTCGCAGCCGCGCGCGCCGCCTGGCGGTTGTTCTGCGCGCGAGCCAGTTCAGCAGCACCGGTGAACACCGAATGGAGCGCATCGCCCGTCAAGGCCTTGATCTCGCGGCCGGCGAGGAAGGGGTCCACGAGCGCCTTGTCTGCCTTTTCGAGCGCGGCGCGCATGTGGCCTTCGACATCAGCAACTGCGGCCTTGCCGTCCGAGGTCTTGATGGAGGCGCCCGGGGCGAGAATCTCGGCGCGCGAGATCACTGCCTTCAGCGAGTCGCCCGAAAGCACCTTGCCTTGGGCCTCGGTATTGCTCTGGGCCGTTTCGGCTTCGAGCACCGTGTCGCCCGTCTTCTCCTTGGCCTCGCGCGCCTTCTTTTCCTCCTCGGTTTCATCCGATTCGGCGTCCTTGACCAGCTTGGCGACGGTCTTGGATAGGGCATCGACGGTGGCGGCGAGAGTGGCGATGGAATCACCGGTCTTGGCCGCCTCCTTCTTCTCGCGCTCGGCTTTCTCTTCCTCGGTTTCGTCAGAGTCCATGGACTCCAACTCTTCCTTCACGGCGTCCGCATCTTTCGCCTTGACGGCGGTCATGAGGCGGTCCCAGAAGCTACGCTTTTTCATCTTCGGTTCCTCGTCTTGGATTGAACAACGCGGGCCAGCTCGGCCTCGCTCAACTAAGGCAACGTGGTTGCCCACGATGTCACGCTGTACCCCGCGTCCGGGTTCGGTCTGCTCGTAGGCGGCTTCGTATCCAGCACTCACCTCGGGCAATGATTTGTTGACGTACTCGATGGCCTTGGCATCGGTGATGACCAGATCGGCGATCAGGAGGTCGTTCTGAATACCCTCGCCGCGGCGCACGTTCTGCACGGTGCCGATGGCGAGCTGCTGCCAGTTCTCCGGGGTCACGAACTCGTTCGGGTGTTCGACCGTGACGGCCTTGCCTTCGAAGCTGGCGATCGTCTCTTGGCGGAACACCTCATCAGGCAGGCGCTCGATGCGGATCTCTCCGTTGATGGCGTCGAGAGGAACCTCCTGGTCGGTGTAGAGCTGCATCCCCGTTCGAGCGATGGGAACGTCCTGGCACACCAGAAACCCCTCGGGCGTGACGCTGCGCTTCGCTCCCAGGTCTTCGGTCGTGTAGAACCGGCCGCGATCGTTGGTCTTGTGCTTCATGGTCACTCTTCGGTCAGGATCGGCTCGGCCCAGCAGCGGCAGTTGTAGATACAGCCCGGGTTCGCTCGTGCACCGCTGCGCTCATCGGCCACCGGAGGCTCGTTCCACGCGAACACCTTCCCGTTCAGCCGCTTGTGGTCAGCGCGCACCGTGCTGTCGTGCGCGGTGCGCCAGATGTAATGCGTCGATCCGATGTGCTGCGCCCGCGCCTGCGTCAGGTTCGACTCGGTTCGCGCGACCTCGGTGCGTGCAATCAGCATCGCCCGGCTCGTCGCCACATCTCCGGATCGCATGATCTCTGCGGCGATCTCGTTGGCTCGCGTCCCGTCTTCCAGTACCTTGATCGTCAGGTCCTGCACGCGCTGGGCGGCGTCGAGCGGGATGCTGCGGATCAGCATCACCTGCTCGTCCATCAGCTTGCGCATCGTCTCGCCGGTCGGCGCGGTCTGGATTTCGCGCTGCAGCTCCTTCGACATCTCAGCGCTTGCCGCCTTCCATGCCGCGAGATCCCTCTGGTTGACCTCTTCGACCATCCGCGCGGCTGTCGCCGTCGCCCACGGGATCAGCGCGTCGGCATAGCTGCGCAGCATCTGCGTGATGGTCGGAGCAGTCGCCGGGTCGGCGGGATTGAACCCGCCGATGATGTGCCCGACGTGCTCAGCCAGCCTTCGCAGGCTCCTTGCGTACAGCCGCTCCGCCCGCTGGCTTTTCGTTGGCCGCTTCTGCGGTAGCGCCCGGTCCTGCGTTCTCATCCGGCATTCCTTCAGGCTGAGGCGGCGGCTCTTCTTCCGCTTCCTTGATGTCCTCGTCCGTGACGTTCGACCACACGCCCGTGATATGCGACGACTGGCGCAGTTCCTTCAGTGCGGTGGCGCGGTCCACCAGGCCGGAGTCCGATGCACCCACGATTGCCGTGGTCAGGTTCTGCGCGATGGTCGCCTTCTCGGTGTCCGACATCTGCCAGAGCGGGCAAAACTCGAAGTCGAAGGAGTCAGGCGGTGGGCGGCCAAGTTCCGAGCGAAACAGAACGTCGTACAGCTTGCCGACGCCGGTGCGCAGCCGTCGCTCCTGCTGCTGCTTCACGTTGTCGTAGTAGTTGCGGATGTCGCTCTCGCCCGTGGCATTCAGCCCGGCAGGCGACTGGCCGAACAAGCGCACGAGCGGAATCCCGATCGCGCCGCTGATCTGCTGGCCGAACTGCAGCATCATGTCGCTCAGACCCGAGAAGCTGTATTGATGGGCCTCGAACTTGTCCTTCGCGTCCATGAGGGTCAACCCCTCATTCGACTGGTACAGCCGGATCAGGTCGAGCTGCTTCACCAGCCCCTCGAACGCCTTGCCGCCCATTGCGATGATTTCCCGCAGGCCATCGACCTGGTAGGTCCGCAGATGGGCCTTGTAGACCAGCTGCGCCGCGCCCTCGGTCGTGCTGTCGAACGCAACCAGCCGATCCCAAAGGCGCTCCAGCACCGATTGGCCCCATCCGTTCTCGGCGATGCGCTGCCAGTACGGCAGATCGACACCATCCACGCGGATCACGCGCGAATAGTGGATCTTCATGTTCATCAGGCCCTGCGCATCCGCGATCACCTCATAGAACTTCGGCTTTCCCATGTTCGGGCCGAGTTCGGTGATCAGATCCTGCAGGGTCGGCTGCACAACCCAGCGATCCAGCGGCAGCAGGCCCTTGAACTGGCCCTTCTGGATCGTGTCCAGCCGCAACGGCGTCTCAGGGTTCTGACCGTCTATCAGCAGCACTGCGACACAGCCACCATAGAGTCGCGCCCACTTGATCGTGTCGCCCAGGGCATCCCAGAGCATCAACCTGCCCGCCGCCTTCTCCAGGCTCTCTATCTGGTCGGGCGGCATGTCGCCCTTCAGCTCGATGCCCTGCCGGGTCATGTCATCCGCATAGGTATCCACGGCCTGGCCGGCGATCCAGCTCGAGCGGTAGACGAACTCCATCTGCACGCGGTTGCGCGACATCGGAGAGAAGCCATACCCACTCGCGTCGTTCTGGCTGCCAGCGCCCATGCCCACGCGCGCGGCCAGGTTCTGGAAGCTGTCAACGGTCTTGGCCTGGGCAACCTGTCGATTGCGGGCGGCTCGTGTTTGTCTTTTCATCCTGCAAGCCTTGCCCAAATTTCCAGGGATCGCGCGCCCGGCGCAAAGCACATCACGAAGGCATCGGCCACGTTCGGCGAGGAGATGTCCCGCTTGGCCAGATCCTTCTTGCTCTCCACCTTGACCCGCCCGTTCTGGTCGTAATCGCGCCTCGGCGTCGACAGCTCGTCGATCAACTTGTCCAGGTGCGGGCAGTCGCTCGCGATGCTGATCAACCGGTCGTCGCTGAACTTCTCACCGCGATGCACCGCGTTGTAGGTGTTGCGGAAGCGGTCCGCCACCATCCACCAGGTCTGCGCCTTGATGTTGGCGAACATGTCCTTGTTCGTGATGCCGGGCTGGTAGCTGCGATCCGGCTCCCACACCGCGCCGCCGGCGTTGAACTTCTCATGGATCACCATGAACGTCTCGCCCTCGGTCTTGCGCTGCTCATTGATCTCGTTGAACTTCGCGCCTGCCGAGGCACCGACGCCAATCGAGTCGTAGGCGACCGATGCGCCGCGCTCCCTGGCCGCGGAATAGGTGCGGGTGCAGCTCTTCAGCAGCTCATCCTCGCCCGCCTTCCATTCGTCAGCCCAGCTCACCACCGAGCCGTGTGCGTAGACGTTGGCACACTTGTCCTCGCCGCTGTCGGCCACGTCGAAGCCGATGCGCTTCGATCCTGAGGCCTCGAAGCCCAGCTTCACATGCGCGTCGATCGCCGCCATGATCCACGACCGTTTGATGATCGTGGCATCGTCATCCTCGCGAGGCACACCTTCATAGATGTGCATGTAGTCGTCGTAATCCTCGGCCTTCTTCGCCTCGATGACCTTGCGGATCGTCTCGCTGAGAAACGGGTTCTCGTTGTAGTTGATCTTGCGCACCACCGTGTCAGGCGGCGGGTTGAGCACGAAGCGCTTGTAGACGAAGTCCGTGGCAAGGCGTGGGTTGAAGATGATCCATACCTGCGACCCCTGCTTGCGGATCGTCGCTTCGAGGATCTCCCACTGCTCTTCCGTGAGGTTGTGGCCTTCCTCGATCCACAGGATGTCGATGCCCTCCAGCGACTTGATTTCGTCGATGGAGCGCCACAGGCCGTAGAACAGGAACTCGCTGCCGGTCCTGCGCCCGTGGATCTTGTTGTCCAGGATGCGGAAGCGCTTGCTCAGGCCGAAGCGCTCGATCTGGTGCTTCAGCAGCGTGTAGACCGATTCCTCGATCTTGTTCTGGAACTGCCGCACGCACAGCACGCGGATCTTGCAGTTGTCCGCCAGGAAGGTGACGAACCCTGCAGCGTCCCACGACTTCGACGATGACCGGCCGCCGAACAGAACACGGTTGCGCGCCGGCGTCAGCCAGAAGTCACGCAATGCGGGGTTAAGGCTTGGGGAGGCCTCCATAGAAGTCATCGAGTGATGGCGGCTTCTCCGGCGGCTCTTCCAGAGACTTCACGGTCTCCTTGTTCGCCGCCAGCAGGTTCAGGCCGGTTGCCGCGGCGTCGTTCGCCATCCGGGTGAGCACAGCCACGCCCTTGAGCGATTCGAGACTTTCAGCATCCAGCGGCTTGGCGTCATCGATCTCTTGCACCTTGGCGTGGGCAATGCCCGACAACCGATGTGCGGTGGCGGCACCGTAGTTCGCGGCGCCAGCCAAGTGGCCCGAGATCGATCGCAGTTGGTTCGCAAGGTTGTGCGCACTTATCTGCGCACTTACCGGAAGGGCTTGCAGCGCGATTTCCGTTGCAACTATTTGATTCGCAACGTGTTTTATTTGTGCGCTCTGCGTACCTAAGCGCTTTCGGATGGCTGCCTCGGAGACGCCGAACTCGCGCGCCAGAGATCGAGCGGTTTCGCCATCGAGGAGGCGCCTGCCGATCTCTTCCCACTGCTTTTCGGTGAGCTTCGAAGGTCGGCCCATGTTCTTGTCCTAGAGGGGCACAGCACGGCCGTGGGCTGGGTGAAAGGAGAAAGCCCCAGGTGGTTCCCACGGCCGGCTGGCGGCGCACCGTTGTTGCCCCGACGGTTAGGCGCTGCGGGGTGAGCAGATCGGCAGACGCAGCAAGGGAGAATGCTGCCAGCCGAGCATGACGCTCATGAAGTTCTAAATCGTGCAGCCGATATGCATCTGGCGTTTAGCGGCCAAATATGCCTCGTATGCAAGTTCTGGCGTTTTGTACGCGCCGAGGTATCGAGTTCTGCCGTTCAGCTGAATCTCTGCCTTGAACAAGCTCCTCTCCGGGCTGACCCCGAGAAAGCCGGTTTTGTTGTTGGGGAGCGCGTGGCGCTGATTCTGGTTATTGACGGCGCATGGCACATCCCGCAAGTTGGGCCATCGGTTGTCAGAACGCTCGCCGTTTCGATGGTCGATCTGACCGACAGGCCACGTTCCGGTCTGGATCAACCAAATTACCCGATGCTCAAGATGGCGATGACGGTCGGCCCTTACCAAGCGATAACCCTGGTCGCCAACGAAGCCAGCCAACGCGCCCACCCTGATTCGACCGTTCGTGGCCAGTCGCCATGTCAGGCGCCCAGTCTCGCAGTCATAGGAAAACAGCTCTCGAGCGCGAGCAGCGGTCAGATCGGTTTTCATTGGAATGCCCCACACGCGCCAGAACAGCGCCAGGCCACACAGAAGACTCACGGAAAGGGCGGTGTGTGCACCCCTTGTCGGCCGGCCAGCCTATCCGCAGTCACAAATGAAAAAGCCCGCGCGAAGGCGGGCAAAAGGCCGGTGGTCGACCTTGGAGACAAGTGGTTGCGGTGGCCGGCTTCGCTCCGATGCCCTCAGGGTTATGAGCCCCGCGCGCTACTGGGCTGCGCTACACCGCTGAAACGAAAAGCCGCCTCAAAGGGCGGCTTCATGATTTTTTAGAGGTGGCTCCGCCATCGAACGGCGGGCCTGCTCTATTGCTTTGCCGACAACACATCGGCTATGTACAGGTGGGCGCACTGTACACGAACAATCGCGTCGCCGCAAGGGTCTTTTATCCAGTCCTCACAGATCGATCCTCGCCGCAATCTTCCTCATGGCTGCAGGCCCAGCCCGCCCCTGCTCGCGCTCCATCTCGCCCACCAGCCAGCGCGCGAGGTCACGGTGATCGTGGCGGAATTGCTTCTCGAAAAGGATGGCGCCAGTTCCGCGGCACGGCTTGCAAATCGGGCCACCAACCCAGCCGCGTGGCGTGATGACGCCCCTGCCCTGGCCGCCGCACACCTTGCACACGTGGTCCCGATGCCATGCGAGGCAGGCTTTCGCCATGTCCGCGCACTGCAACGTGGTCAGCTTCAGATGCATGGCCGGCGCCTTGCCCCGAAGCCACTCGACCATGATCTCCACGATTTCCTGCGCTGCGCTGTTGTCGCCCATGAACAGGCGCTCGAGCGGCACAGCAAGCTCAGCCTTCGGGATCGGCGCCTGCTGGCCCTTCGACCAGGTGCGGCCTTCGGATAGGTCGCGATGCGCCAGCCCCATGGCGCCGAGAACATCGGTGTCGCTGTAGGTGGTTCGCGCGTCGACGGTGAGGCACGAGGAACGAATGGCCGTTGAGTAGCGGTCGGTGATGCGCATCAGTCCTCCTTGGTCTTTTCTGGAATCAGGGTTTCATCGATCACCGGCCAGGTCAGAGGCTCGGGCTCCGCCGGCTGGATGGGGATGCAGCCCTTGAGAAGGCAATGGGCGCAGGTTTCGCAGGTGTCGCAGAAGTTCATGCCCTCTCCTTTTTGAGCTCGCGCAGCTTGGCGCGATAGATGACCTTGATTTGCCGCAGGGCGTCGCGGGTCCACTTCACGATTTCGTGCGGACCTTCCAAGCGCTCCAGTCGCTCGGTGCCGATCCGGCGCATCAGCTCCTCACGGAATGCAGCGGAGACCGTGCGCTCGTGGTGCTTGAACCTCCCGCCCCCACCATTGCAGGCCTTGCATTGCTTGTGGCAGTTGTCCTCGTCGAACCGAAGTTCAGGATGCGATCCGCGACTCAGGAAGTGGCCTGCATCCCACTGACCGCCGGCTGTCATGGGTGGGTCGGTCACTCCGCAGGAGACGCACGGCTTGTCAGCATCCCGCAATCGGATGAACTCGTTGAACGCAGCCTGCGCGTCGGACACCAACTTGCGGAACGGCTCGATGGCCTCCCTGCGGGCTTTGGTCTTCGCCTTCTCCGCCTTCTTGTCCGCTTCGACCTTGCGGCGCGCGCATGTCGGGCTGCAGACCTTCTGCATCGGGCGCGCGGGCATGAACTGCGTTTTGCAGTGGGCGCAGGTCTTGGGCTTCAGGGTGGTCGACGGCAGCATCACCACTCCCCGAAGCTGGCGAGGATCGTCTCCAGCATCTCGATACGGCCAGCCATGCTCAGGTGCTTCCAGAGCGTCTTGCCGGCGTGCTCGGTCCGCAAGAAGGCCACAGCGTCGTTGTGGAACTGCTCCATATCTCCCTGCTCAAGCTTGGCGTAACTGATCGAGCGCGGCACTGGGATCACGCCACCTTTTGGGCCCGGGTACCAGTCGACGAAGCCGGCGCCGACCTTGAGCCACGTCCGGAACGATTCGAAGTCCTCGAAGCGATCTTGAGATTCAAACAGCGCCTGCTCGAGCGCCATGTGCTTGCGGTGGAACCAGCCGAGGCGCGCCTGGTGCGTGCGGATATCAAGCATTTCGCCGGGTTCAAGGCGAAGGATGTTCGACCAGAGACGGCGCCATTGCTTGCGGCCGCGTTCTCCGAGACCGTCGATGATTCCAAAGATGCAGCGAGTCAGGACGGCTCGCTCCTCTTCCGTGAGTTGCACCGGCTGCTGGCGGACAAGGGTGATGTCGCTCATTCCGCGTACACCTTCAGTCCGAGGTCGATCGCGAGCCGGCGTTCGATGCACGCACCTCGGGATTCCTCCCATCCACGCAGGAGAAGGACTGTGTCGCAGGTCACCAGTTGCGCGATCGCCATGCGCATGTAGCCCTGCCATGTCCCGCATGGCGGATCAGGATTCTCGGCCGGGTTCTCGACGTGAACGCCAGCCGCTCGCAGGCGCGCCGCAGCGGCATTGAAAGCCGGATAGTTGAAGTCCGGCATGCCAGTCATCCTTCCCGCGACGTAGCAACGGCGGATGCCAGCGCCAGCGGCAGCCAGCCCCAGCGCTTCGGCATCCGAAGCGCCAAGTCCTGCGCTTTCCACTCCGCATATTCCCGCCAGTTCGGGTGCGTGTTCGCGCACCGGGCAAGATGATCCAATTCCGCCTGCTGGCTTGGTGTGAGCGTCATGGTTCATCGCGCCCCCAGGCCTTGGAACGGCGTCACGTACTCTTTCCACACGGTGCCCCGGCGAAGGTGCGAGACGTAGCCCGGCGTGATGCCGAAGCGCTCCGCCAGCACGGGGTTCGGCTCGTCGCTCGATCGGATCGCGCGAACGATCTCCATCGTGAGGACGGACTTGCTGCGGCGTGCGGCAGCGATCTTGGTCTTGTGGGAGACCGTGCGCTTCGCGCCCTTCAAAGCCGTCGACCGCGTGTGCGCGACGAGGTGGTCAGGATTCACGCAAAGCGGGTTCTCGCATTTGTTGGCGATCCACACTTCCGAGCGGACGGGCCCGCGCGTCAGGAACCACACCAAGCGCCTCACCGGATAGCTCTTCCAATTGACGCGGATCTGCGGATGCTTACCTTCGATGGCATAGCCGGCCCATTCGAGGCAGTCCCCGCACTCCCGCACGCGCCCAAGGATGCGATCAAGCGACACATCGGGCACGTCGCCCAGGCATGACTTCGTCATGCCGCCCCCCGCGTCTTGATGCGCTGCATGACGGCAGCAGAAGCCAGCGCCGCAAACGGCTGGAACGAGATCGCGGTCTTGCCCGCGACGTTGCCGCCCTGGTACACAGCTTTGCAGCGCTCGGCGTCACCGATCAGCGCCGGCCGGGGCAGCGCCAGCCCCTTGCGCTCATACTCGTGATCCGGCGAGCGGTCGCCAGCCAAGCGGCGCGGGTACTCGAACTTTCCGCGGCCGGTGTACGCCTTGTGCGACTCGCAGAAGCGGTGCTGCAGGTAGCTCAGCTCTTTGGTTTCGGTGCGGCACACCTTCGGCCAGCCGCCGAGATCCTCGATGCAGGCATGGATCGCCGGATCGTCGAACACGACGTCGGTGTTCGCGCCGACCGAGGACATCGCCTCGAGCGCCTTACCCCATGCGAGCTGCGCGCGGTCGGTGTGCGTGCCCTGCAGGATGCGCACGAGGTCGGCAACCTTGGGCGGAAACTGGCCGTGCTCCGGGTCCCTGGCGTGCCGGTCGAACGCCTTGGCAACCTGCTCGAAGTCGAAGTTTTCGCAGGCGCTCCAGAAGAGGCTTTGCGTGAAGTCGGAGACGTCCTGGCGGTAGTACGCCATCACGTCCGCAAACAGGCCGGCAAACCGGCGGCGGTCAGTGCTGAGCATGGCTTTCCTCCTGCGCGGCCCAACGATTGGCGGCCTCGCGGTTGCGTTGTTCGATGGCTTCCTGGCGGTTGATCGGCGCGCGCTGGCCGGCAGCCCGCATGCATGCGGCCTTCAGGTACTCGACGGGATCGGCGGGGCGAGCGACCACTGCGGCGCGCACGGCGTCGACGACGATGAGGTCGCCGTAGTCCTTCACCAGCTTTCCGACGAAGGAGCCGCACTGCGCGGGCGGAAGACCCGACTGGCTCAGCAGCGACTTGCCTGCCTTCCAGAGCTCGTCCTTCGTCATGTCGGCGGGAGGCTTGGCGGCATCGCCGCCCGTACCGTTAGGTACGGAATTAAGTTCTGTTCCCTCTCCCTCTCTGTTCCCTTTAAGAGCGTTTTCCGCTGGAACTGAACCGGAAGCGTTGGCGTTTTCCGGCGGAATTTGCTCGTCGGCAGGCGGAATTCCGTGGGGGTAGGCGCCGGATTTCCATTGATCAAGCGTCGGAATTCCAAAGAGCTGCTTGCCGTCCTTCTCGCGCGCCTTGTTCTCTTTCCTCAGGCGGTCGAGAAACTTGTTGAAGGCGTAGCGCTCCTTTGAAGCGAAGGCAGCAAGGGCCTTCTCTGCAATCACCTGGTGGTACAGGCGGCCATCTGTGCACAGGACGAAGCCATTCAGGGCTTCGACGCGCACCTTGCGCCACTCCTTCACCGAGATCGGCATGCGGCCATAGCCGGCAAGGTTCGCGAGCTCCACGTCGTCGTCGGGCAACGACGCGGCCGGCACCTGATGCCATGCAGCGCACCACAGCAGAACGCCGGCCCGGAATGCATCGCCCTTGGGTGTCGAGGCGAACTTCGAGTCGCGAAGCCGGCGCACGTCCAGCTCCATGTACGCGAAGTCCGTGAGGTCGCAGTCCGCTGGCGTCAGCGGGGCGGGGAGATCACTCATCTGAGGCGCCACCTTCCGATCGGATGGCTGTGCGTCTTCACGCTCTGGGCCTTCACGTAGCCGTCGAACTCGATCAGGCCGGCGTTCTTCGCCGCGGTCGTGATCGCGCCCCATGCCTTGTGGGTGTCGGGCTGATTGCGCGCGACGTGTCGGAACTCCTCCATCGTCATGTGCGTGGCGCCTTGGCCCTTGCGCGTGTCGATCCAGGCGCGAAGCTCGACCATGACGTGATGCTTCCACTCGACGTTGGCGTCGAGCGTGAGCTGCTGGCCGTAGTCCTTGCCGGCCTGGGATGTGGCGGCGTGAAGAGTCATTTAAACCGCCGCATTGAGTTGATGGCAGCCCGGAGCTGCTGCCGACTTGCATCCTTGGCGCATAGCGTCTTGAGCGCAGCCTTGTGCTCGACGCGCCAAGCGTGAATTGCCTGGATTGACGCTGCGCCGAGCGAGCGGGGGGGGGGTCCTGCAAAGCTCATTGAGTTCCATGCAGAGGCGCGCCTTCTCTTCGGCGATGCTCTCGCGCTGGTTGCGGATGTCGGTGAACTTGGCGCGGGGCGGCTCGAAGCCGAACAGATCGGCGCTCATGCGACCGCCCGCATATTCAGCCGGGAGGCGGCTTTCTGTATCCTGTCGGCGAGCGCCGCCTGCTTCTCGACCGACGCATTGAATTCACGCATCAGGTCCGCCACTTCATCGCGAGGCTCAACAGGCACCGGCGTGCCGTAGCCGAGGTCTGCCGCGATGAAGTTCATCCCTTCGTGATAGCCCTTGGCGCGTGCCAAGCGCAGCACCAGCAGAACCTGCTCCGGGGAAAGTTTTGCCGGGCGGTCCTCGTTCATGCAGTCGAGCAACATGCGCTGCGCGCTGTCCGGGGCCTTTTCTGGCCACAGGAGCGGGCCTACTTGCTTCGATCCACCCGCCGCCTTGATGCATTCGACGAGTGCTTCATTCAGGGATTCCATCGGCCACCTTTCCGAAGCTTTGCGAACTTTTCGTAAGCATTCGCAAAGCTTTTTTTGGTCAAAAAAATGAGGATCGAGTCCTCATGCAAAACATCTACGACTTAGCTCTTGCGCTCGCGCATCAGCTCGAAAAGCGCCGCCACGAGTGCGAGAACGAAGATCGCTGCAGCGACGTACTCGCCACGAGCGAAGGCATCGACAGCGAACCAGGCGAAGCCCAGGCAGAGAAGGAAACCGATGACACTGGACATATCAATCCGCATAGAGAGCCCCATGACGATCTCCAGCCATCAAGGAAAGCCCCTGTACTGCCCGATCTGCGAGGGGAACAAGTTCGGCAAGGCGTCGAGGCCAGACCTTCCGTTGAATTGCGAGACGTGCGGAGCTATCGGGATGCCCGAGGACTTCGCGCAAGCTCACATAGAGAAGGAGACGGCACGCGTGCTGCAGGAACTGATGCAGCGAGCAGAGAAGAAGCAGGCGGGGCATCAGGCAGACACCCCATGCGAAGATTGGTTTTCCACAACTTCACTTCGCATGAGGGCCTCCATGACCATCACGAACCTCGGTCACGTCGCCATCAAGTGCCCGGCGTGCGGCAACACGCAGCTCAGCAAGGGCAACACTCCGGAAACGAGCGATACAGCCACCTGTGGGTCCTGTGGGGAGAGGTTCAGCCTCCAGGCCGAAATCGACAAGATCGGCGAGGCGCTGAAGAAAGGGCTCGGCGACGCCATCAGGAAGACGTTCAAGAAGTAGCTTCAGCTCGTCGACCTGAAATTGGATCGGCGACAGATCGAGAGACAAGCGAACTGTGGGCATCAGACAGCCTCCCCGATTGGGGCCCGCCCACTCGCGGGGTAGAGTCCGAGTTCCACAACAAGGACCCCGAGAGGGGCGAGCATCCAAATGAAGACTTTCAACGACCTCCAAGCCATCGACATCATCAAGGCCGCAATCGGGGCCAATGCCATCCGGCTGGAAGGCAACAACACGATCGTTCCCGAGCAGGCGAAGAAAAGGGCCGAGGCCGATGCCGCATATCTGGTCATGCTGTTTTCTCAGTTGACTGGAGCGGATCAGAAGCAGTAGCGCGCTCGATTACTTCAAGCGCGTCGATCAGGGACTGCGCCAATTCAATCGGGCTGAGGGCGCTGCGGCGGCCTGCATCCATCACGATTTCCTTGATGTCCTGCGCATCGGAGGCGGAGAGTCGTCGCTTGGTATCAGCCATGGGTCACTGCCTTCGCTTCGGCCAGCTCGGGCCAGATGTCCTGCCAGTCATGCGGGCGCAAGTCGCGCCGAGTAACGAGACCGTCCGTTGCGCGTTCAATGGCGACGCAGTTCGCGGGGCTTGGCAGACGGTCGGCATAGCCGTGTTGCCACTGTCGAATCTGGGCATCACTCTTCACGCCGATCAGCGCGCGGAGATCAGCAACGGACATGGAGTTCGGTAGCTGGAAGTAGTCGTTGAGCTGCATGATGACCAATCCTATAGCAAATGCTACTGACAAGCAACTAGCTTTCGCTCTACTAGCATCCGCTACCCTCCGGCCCATGGATGCAGAGGAACTCGCCGCCTGGCGAATAGAAAGATTGATCGCCCTCGCCAAAAAGATCGGGGGGCAGGCAGCGCTTGGCCGTGCGCTCGGTTACAAAGACGGCGCTTTCGTCGGGCAAATGATTCGTGGCGAGCGCCCGGTTACGGAAAAGACAGTTCTCGCTGCCGAGGCCCTTCCAGGGTGCTCAGGATGGTTCACAGCGAGTCAAAACATAGTCGCCACTAACGTAGCCGCCGCTCCCGCTCTGGTTACATCTGGCATGATCCCCGTGGTGGGACATGTCAAAGGCGGAGATGACGGATATCTCGAAGAACTCTCTTATCCGGTCGGTGGCGGCGAAGGCTTCGTCGAATATTGGGTCCGCGACACGAGCGCATACGCGCTGCGCGTGCGCGGCGACTCGATGCATCCGCGCTACCGGGCCGGAGAGTTCGTTGTCGTAACACCGGGAATCGAGCCGGTTCCCGGCCGCGATGTGATCGTCAAGCTCCGCAACGGCAAGAAGCTGCTCAAACAGCTCAACTGGGTTCGCGGCGATGAGATCCAGTTGCTGAGCATCAACAACAACTATGGTCCGATGACGATCCAGCGATCGGAGATCGACGGTATCCAGCGTGTAGCGGGGAGCGTGCCTCCCGATGCTTTCATCGAGCCATCGAAGCAGTTTTCACCGGACGATTGAGGGACGAACTGATGATGCGTTTTTGCACAGGCGCGATCGCGTTGCTCGTTTCTATCGGATCTTGGGCCTTAGAGCCGCCTATCGTGGTCACCACCGGGCAAGAGATCATCGCCAAAGGCCGCATCAATGTAGAGAACGCTGTCGGCATGGTGAACGGTCGAGTGGGAGATAGAAAGGCGATCTACTTCCGCCCGCAGGACTTCTATTCATCCACGCCGAATGCCAATTCGGCCATGCGCTTTGAGCTGATCCCCGCGCAAGGGAAGGAGGGACTGCTTGAGTACGCCCAACAGATCGATGGCAGCAACGTCGAAGTTCAATGCACGATACGACTGAAGGACCAATCCCTCCCGGGCGCTCCAGATGTATGCGAGGCAACTGGCGTGCGCACGCTAAACCCGGAGCCTTCAAGGCCGGCGACAGCGAATGTGGACTTGTCGAATCGCATGTTCACGACACTCCCGCATGAATTCGTCATGCAAAAGCAGCTCGAAGTCTGCTCGGACTTCGCCGCTGCCGGCAACAAGCATGCCGGGGATCTCTGCGAACAAGAGACGAGGGGCGCATATGCTTATTTGGCTGGGCTAGCAAAGACCAAGCCATTGCCCAGCATCTTCTGGTCGCTTTGCTCGACCGCCCCTCTCTACCCCGATAGCTATCCATTGCAGGCCCGCTGCATGGCTGCCGTGCAGGACATCTGCAAACTAACACCAGCCGGCGAACCCGTCGATTTCCATCAGTGCTATCGCATCATGCAGGACGGAACCTGGGTGGCCAATCCCAAAGCCCGAAGCCTTCGCTTTTGATAGTGTCCTGGCCCATCACCGTTTTCCCTACAAGCCCGCCTCGCGCGGGCTTTTTCATGGGTTCAAGCCGCGGTCCGGGCATTCATGATGGAGCACCCTTGCCCGGCCACCGGCTCACCAAAAGGGCCGTGCCCTGGGTACACGATCGATCACCGCATCGCTCTGTGCGTCGGCGGCCCCGACACGCCCGCGAACATGCAGTGGCAGACCATGGAGGATGCCGTGGCCAAGGATCGGTGGGAGTGCAAGCCGGGGTGGGAGAAGAGGATGGAGAGGTAGGCCTTCTGAAAGCTCCTTGGGAGTGGAGGAAGGCAGCTCAACTGCGAGACACCAAGAATGGAACCTAGCGACCTCACTGATGCGTTGGTAGAACGACTTCGGCTCCTGCCCAAGCGCGTTCAGAATCCAAGGGTACGGTTGACGATAAAGGGAAAACACCAAGAAAAGAACTTTGATGTTTCGGCGGTTGGAGGCGATGAGACTTTCGCCTTGTTCATCCGACAGAGCATTCTTATTCCTGAGAGCTTTACCGCAGGACTAGCCCTGGTGCAGCCGGGCGGGGCACGCTTGATACTAGTCAGGTACAACGGCGCCGACCACGAGCATCACAACCCCATTGAGGGCGAACGGTTCAGCCATGTTTTCCACATCCATACTGCAACAGAGCGCTATGCTCAACTGAGCCGCCGCGTGGAGAAGTATGCGGTGGAAACTACGCGCTTTACGTCTGTGGTAAGCGCCCTAAAATGCCTTGCAGAAGATTGGAGCATCACTCCCGTTCCTGATTTAGGCGACCTGCACAGCCCGAGCCTCATATGACCGCAACGGATTACCACGCAGTAGAGCAACAGCTCTGCAAGGCGCTTTGCGCCGATGTGACCGTGCGCGAGAGGAAAGACGGCAGCTTGCATGTCCAAACGCCTTTCAGTTTTCCTGACGGGGACGGTTTTTCAATGTACCTCGATCGCCTGAGCAGCGGTGGCTTCAGACTCAGCGACAAAGGGTCCACCCTCATGCATATGAGCTACGACCAAGACGTCGACAAGCTCAAAGAAGGCACACGGAGCAAGATCTTCGACCAGATCCTTGCTGAAATGGGCGTGCAAGATGACGATGGCGAAATCTATCTCGATGCAGCAGCCGACAGGCTCGGCGAGAGCGTCTTTCGCTTCGGCCAAGCCCTCACCAGAATCCACGACCTGAGCTTTCTAAACCGGGTCCAAGTCGAGAGCACCTTCTACGAAGACCTCTTCGAATCCCTTCAGACGATCGCCGGTGACGTGGTTGTTCAGAAGGATTATGTGGCTCCTGGCGTACCCAAGGCAGAGGACTACAAGGCCGACTATGGCATCGTCGGCACGCAAAAGCCCGTTCTGGTGTTTGGCGTTCCGAATCAAACTAAAGCCCGGCTTGCCACGGTTGTTCTTCAGTACTTGCGGCAGTTCAACTTTGACTTCCGCAGCCTGGTCGTCTACGCCGATATGTCCACGATCCCCAGAGGCGACGTGTCGAGATTGACCAACGCCGCCGACATCCAAGTTGCCTCCAATCAAGAGTACGACACCCTGAAGCGCAAGTTGGCGGCTGAACTCTAAGCCCCGGCCGCCCCTCGCCAGCCCGCTTCGGCGGGCTTTTTTGCGCCCGTTCATCGAGTAGGCGGTTAGCCTGCAAAATAAATAGCATTTGCTACTTGCGAACGTATGTAGCTTTTGCTACAGTCATCCCAAGCGCTGAGTGGTTCGGCGCCGAAAGGATGGCAGATGTTGGATCACGGAGTTCTGAATGTCCCGCTCGCCAAGCGCGGAGACATCGACGCTCAGATCGACCGCTACAAGGCGCAGCAGGCCAAGGCCAAGCGTCAGGCCGAACGCGAGCGCGCTGTGCAGTTCAAGGCACAGAAAGCTGAAGCGGCCCGACTGCTCGCAGCTCACGAGCAAACCATCGTGCAGATGTTCGCGGTGAAGTTCTCCGCGAAGCAGGTGCGCGATCTGATCCGCTCCTGGGCCAAGTGGGAGCCTGCGAAGCTCATCGCGCTCGTCGACAAGGCTGTCGAGGTGTCGGCATGACCGAAGCCCAACGCCTTGCCAGCATCGCCCGGCACGCCAGGTTCCTCAAGCCGGCGCAAGCGCGGCAGTTCATGCCCACAGAGGCGGAGCTGCTTGCGATGGATCGGACCTACGCCATCGCGAAGGATTCCGGAGCCCTCTTCCGTGACGCGGACCGCCGCGCGCTGCAGCAGCAGATCAACGAATCGAGGTCGGCATGAGCGCGCAGCACACGCCGGGCCCGTGGAAGGTCTTCGCCGTTTTTGCGGATGCAGAGGTCCGGGCCGAGGATGGCACGCTGATCGCGGTTGTGCCCGGCAGGCTCGGGGTACGCAATGCGCGCGCGATCGCCGCCGTGCCCGAGCTTCTCGCGGTGGCGGAGAGCTACCTGGAGGTCCTGGGAGAGATGGGAATTCTCTGCGAATGCGGCGGCCCGGATTGCCGCACCACGCGTCTTCGCGCCGCCATTGCCAAGGCTACCGGGACCGCACCAGACCCCTTCAACAACGGCGGTCAGGCTCTTGATCCACTGGACAACCTGCATCCGCGCAATGGGGGTGCATCGTGAGCGCCGCAGTCCTCTCCATCGCAAACGCCGCAGCGATGCGTCTGTACGAGATTCGCCGCCAGCGCGCATCCGACCTCTCGGAGATTCGCGAGGACCTGCGCCGTCTCTCTCGGCATGGTGGATTCAGTGCGGTCGAGTTGTACGACCTTGTGACCTGCCTTCAGGCATGTCTCCCGATCACTGGCGATCTTCAAGGTGCTCGTGAATCACTGGGCAATCTGGCGTGTGATCTCGATTCCATCGTGCATTACGGGCCGAGTGAGGAGTGATGCCATGAAACGCCTCGTCATCTGGCTGATCTCTGCGCTCATCGTCGTACTGGTCAGCTTCTCATATGCGCTGGATGGTCCTAGCGAATCCGATGCCGCCGCGACAGTAGCCCTCGACCTCAACGATGCGATCCATCAAGCAAGGGTCGCACATCACCAACTGGAGAACGACGAATGAACAAGAACATTGAAGCCATCGCCACTGATGCCATCCAGAAGCCTGATCCTCTTTCGATCACCAAGGAACGTGTCAAGGCATGGAGCGCCTGCACTGACGGATACCGCTGGTTCCTCGAAAAGTTTCCTCAGGGCGGTCAGTTCGCCGATGTGTATGCAGCACTCCAAGCCGACAGGCGCTATGGCGACTCTTCATGGCTGTCTGAGCGCGTGTTCGCTGAGCTTGATGCACCGGCCCGCGTGCAGCAAACGGTTCTGATTGCCGGAGCGGATGAGGCGAAGATCATGGAGGCGGTCAAGCAAGGCGGCCCCGATGCTGCCGCCACCACGGGCCACTGGGCCAACGCCGCCACCACGGGCGACTGGGCCAACGCCGCCACCACGGGCGAAGGGGCCAACGCCGCCACCACGGGCCACAGGGCCAACGCCGCCACCACGGGCCACAGGGCC